GACTAGGGCTAGGACTATGACTAGGACTAGGAGTATGAGAGTGCTCCTTTACAAAAGAAAGGAGACCTTCTACACTTCTGTCTCCCTCGTGCGTGGTGACTAATTTTCCAGCCTTAAATAAAGCTATTGTAGGAAATCCTCTAAAACCAGGTATAAGTTCCTTTACTCTTTTGCTTAATTTAATCTGACTTTGACGAAGATTAGAATGAGAACAGTCAACGCAGCATACACGAGAAAGAGAATTACTTTCAGCTAGAATTTTAGATAATTCTTTTATTGCAGGAATAGCACGTTTGCAATGACCGCACCATTCTGCAAAAAAGAAAACAATGTATGCATGCAATTCTTCAACCTCGCTTGGCTTTAATACACCCTTATCACTAAAATCAAAATCTTCGAGGTGGAAAACAGGACAGTTTTTAAAATCATGAGAATCTTTATCACAAACTCCTTTATCCAATTTTTGTTCACTTAAAGCTTTATCTAAAGATTGAGATAAAGAAAGACGTGAATGGGAAGGGTGAGGTGAGTGGGAAGGGTGAGGTGAGTGGGAAGGGTGAGGTGAGTGGGAAGGTATTCCAGTAGTTGGAGAAGGGGACGGAGAAAATCTTGGATCCATACTAGGCTGTGTAGTCATTAAAGGTATCTGTGTAGGTCTAGAAGTTGGAGTATTTCTTAACATATCATCTGCTGACATATTATATTTTATATTATAAAATAATTTTATAATATAATTTTATTTTTTCTTTATGAAATCTCTTATGAAATCTCTTATGAAATCTCTTATGAAATCTCTTTATTCTTCGTAATCATTTTCTTCATTTAAGTCTTGGATATCCTCTTGCAAAGTTTTATCTTTCAGATAAACAGCAATCTTACCAATATTACCAATATTGCTTTTAAAAAGAATTGGAAGACTATCCGCCTGGTATATTTGAAGTTGTGTACTGAGACCTGATATTTTAGATATACGAACCAATTGCTCGGTTTCAAAATCTTGTGTTGTTTTTTTATTATCACTCTCTTCATCTTCATCCGGATCTCCGAAAACGATATCTCTGCTATAAACACCGTTTGAAAGACACCCAAATTTAATTATATTATTAGTAGAAGAAATTGATATGGTATTTCCTCCCATATTATTAAGGTCTTTAATCATCTTTGTATATTCATTACTTGGGATAATTATCGCATTATTATAACCGTTTGGTAATTCGATCTCTAAGCTCTGCAGATTTTGAATTTTTACGTGGCTCGTGGTAACACGATTTTTTTCCTTTGGAATAACCTTAATACCTAACTCTGTAGGATTTTCCTCTTCAATAAAGATTACAATGCTATCTTTTTTCTTAATATTTTTAACCATTCTATAAAGGTGAGAAAAGTTTAATCCAATTGACATCATAGATGATGAATTCTTATATTTATATTGAGTAAAACTTTCTCCCTGAAGTTCAAAATCGATTAAGATCTTTCTATTACTATCTGTCATACGAAAAATAATATTTTTTTTACTGACAATCAGACAACCATTTTTAATATTATTTTGAAGCAATTCTGAAAGTGTTTTTATAATATATCCTTCATTCGTTTTACAGTAAAAGATATAGTTCGAAGATGAAGATGACATTTTATAAAATTTTATTAAACATTTTCATTTTAAATATAAATTTATTTTATAAATATAAAAATGCTCATCGAAGTTGTTTCAAAATCTTCTCTTTATTCAATTATCGTTACTGTATTATGTATTATTGGTTTTTTAATATATTATTCTGTTAAAAAACCCAATTATGTCCTAGAAAAAGATGATAATGGAAATAAAGTGTTTAGCTTTCGCATTGCCTTGCTTTATTCAGTACTTTTTGCAAGTCTTATAGGTATGATTTTTACAGCAATTTCAGGTGTTTCGTTATATTACTTGCACAAGAACAAGACTCCTTCTGTATAAAGAAATTATTTTATGATATTTTATGATAATAATTATATGGATATCACATATAATTATAACTTATTTTAATCTTAGATATCTTAGATATCTTCAAAGTCAAACTCGATATTACCTGTATTACTATCCCAATTTTCAAAATCTTCTTTTTGTTCTTCCATAGACACTTCTCCTAATTTTTTAAGTTCCATTTCCTGCTGTCTGTTATAAACATATACAATATCACCTTTGGTTTCTTGATAATCTCTCAAGCCCACAAGTACAAGAGAATTAATAAGAACTCTTTCATCTCTTTTAATGCCTTTACGTAAGTGGCACAATCTTTCGATCTTATCTGCACATTTTACGGTAAAATTACAATCTCCTAATAGCTTTACCACCTTTCCATATTCTGTATTTTGAAACTTTAATACAATTTCTTTTTTATTTACCTGAACTTCGTTCTTTCTATCGGAGTTCTTTTTACTCTTTGTATTCTTCGGCATTCTTATTTATTATTTATTTCCTTTACTCGTTCTTTAAACATTAAATCATTTTTATTTTATTTGTACCACTCTTGACTATTTTTATCTATTATATAATAAAACTAAGATATCTAAGATATATGTACGATAAATATAAAGAATACTGGCAATCGTACGGTCTAGAAATATTAGCAGGGCTATCTCTTTTAATTATAATTGTATTGTTTATTTATAATTTATCGTTCAAAGACAAGGGAACTTTTAGCTTACCAAGATCTTACGATAATAGAGAAAACATAAGAGAAAAAATCGGAGATAATTATGAATATATGCAGCACACAGAAAAAGATAGCAAACTAGAACTTCAGGCAAAAATTATTCTAGAATCTGTATTTAAGAAACCTTTCTACAAAATCAGACCAGATTTTTTGAAAAATGATGTTACAGGTCAAAATTTAGAAATAGATTTATTTAACAATGATCTAAAATTAGGAGTTGAAATAAACGGTGATCAGCATTATCGTTTTATACCGTTTTTTCACAGAAATAAGGAAGCATTTAGAAATCAGAGATATAGAGATGAAATGAAAAAAATAAAATGCAGGGACAATGGTATAACATTAATAGAAGTTCCTTATAAAGTAGGAGAAAGAGGTCTTAAATCTTACATTTTACAAAAATTAAGATTAGAGGGATTTATAATCTAAAATTATTTATACTTCTTATGGTATAAATTAATAAAACTTAAAGTTAATACGTCTTTTATATTCTTCTTCATTTTCTAACGGATGAAGGAATTGACATAATATTTTTTTTCGACAATTTTCTCCAAAGGCACATTTTGGAAAAACGATTTCATCAATAGAATGGGCAAAATTGCACACTTTTCTGTTGCAATTGCCATATTTTAACTTAATATCGCAAAATTTAGTTTTTTTTAATTGATTAGATATCTCTTTTTTGCTGGATAAAATCTCAAATCCCTTTCCTCGGTAATCTTCCTTGATATCCTTAATATCCTTGATATATTCGCGATTATTTTTTAAATTTTTTAAAGAAAAAATTCCGATAATATTATATTGTTCCAAAATTTCTGATGTAAAAATACTAGACATATATACTAATAATACTAATTATGGAATAATTTATTTAATATATCTATATTAAATATCTTAAATATCTTAAAATATCATTTTTAATGAGTTTTTAATGAGTTTTTAATATGATGTGTTATTATTATGTTTTAATGTTTTACATAGCAGCTGGTGCTGGAGAGCCTGAAGCAGCATCTTTTGGCTCCATAGCGTACATGACTCCAGCGGCAGCTCCTGCAACCAAAAGGGCGACAAGGAGAGCAAACAAAGATGTTCTCAACCAGTTAACTTTAGGTTTACCTTTGCTGTCTAAATCGTTTTTATTGCACAAGTTCATCCAGCAAGGTCTCTGTAATTGTACAACAACCATAACAACAACAAGAGCAAGTACGGCTGAGCCGGCGATTACGAGAAGATTGTTTCCGGCCAATGGGTTAAAAGCGTAGTTTCGTTTTAACGAATAATTGCTTGGTCTCAAAAAGTATACCATTTTATGGTAAAAAAGATAATATTTTTTTATTTTTTTTTAAATTATTCTGTTTAATTCATTTTCTAAAAATCCGAATTCTTTAAACCACTTTTTTTCTAATGGATGATATTTTTCCAAAAATTCCCTTTCTTCAAACGTAAGATCACTCGGATGCAACCCCGATCGAATAGCAATTCTTAACTGTTCCAATACTTCTTCTGCCTGTTTATTTTCTCCTTTATTATCATAATCATATGAATACATATGCTGTCCCGCTTTATCGTATTTTTCTTGTTCCTCTTTTGACATTGACTCCTTCATTTTTTTAAAAGACGGATCTTCAAAAATAGACATTTTACCTCTTTTATTATAAAATTATATCTTTCTAAAATTGATTTTCTGTTTTTACAAGAGTATAAAACAATATAAAAAGAAGAAATGACTCATTTAGAAAAATATGCTATAAAAGTCCTTTCTGAAATGATTGAAGATAGAGGATATCGCATCGAATATATAAAAGATTATAAAGAGGATTATAAGGATAATAAAGAGGAGGAAAATCCTTTTATTATTAAAGCTTTTCATACATCAAATCATAAGAATATCATTCTCTGTTTTATGTCAGAAGATGATAAACTTAATATCCAAGGAATTAAAGATCGTATTTCTATAATGAACAAGGAAAATGCAGAGAATTGTATTATTATTTATCGTTCAAGTGTTACTTCAAGTGCTAAAAAATCTCTTGAAACCCTTAAATATAATTTTGAACTATTTGGTCTTCACGAACTTCAATTAAATATTACAAAACATAGACTCGTACCTAGACACGAAAAGGCGACTCCCGAAGAAAAAATAGAACTAGAGAAGAATTTTAAAGGAAAATTGCCAGTACTTTTACATACAGACCCTGTCTCTCGTTATTACGCTTTTCAAAAAGGCGATTATATCAGAATTACACGAAAAAATGGAACCATACACTATCGTTTTGTGAAGTAAATTTAAAACTTTATAAATTATTATAAAGTTTACGCTTTCTTTATTCTTTCTTTATTCTTTCTTTATTTTTCCTTTATTTTTCCTTTATTTTACGGTTCCGTTTATGCTTTTGTCTTATCATAACGTTCTTCGTGAAAATCCCAAAAGTCCTGACATCCAAGTCTAAAGTCTTCTGGAATTGGTTTTGCTTTGTACCAAAACACGCAGTCCTCTATTTTGTTAGATGTAGTCTGGTTATGAACGTAAAGAGCTGTGTAGTCATCGGTCAACTGATCTAGTACATCACAAAACATTGAAAAATCTGGAAAAACGCCCGCATAATTTTCCCAGAGGCTTTTTCTGTTTTTCATGTTAGTTTCTCGTAGAATAAAGGTACCATCCACGTTTGTTCGGATAACAGGTTTAATATCCAAGCTGTATTGAAGACTTAA